CAAGGCGTACAGCCTGACTTCGTTCGCGGCGCCGACGGCGTCGCTGACGATGAACAGCCAGAAGATCACGAACCTCGCGGCCCCGACAGATGCAAACGACGCCGCGAGGAAGGCGGACGTTGATGCTGCTCGTGCTGGCCTCGACGTCAAGCAGTCGGTCAGGGCAGCGACCACTGCGACCAGCGACCTGTCGAGCGCACTTGAGAACGGAGACGCGATCGACGGCGTGACGCTCGCCACGGGCGACCGGGTGCTCGTCAAAAATCAGGACACGGCCTCGCAAAACGGCATCTACGTCGTGCAGGTGTCCGGGGCGGCGGTGCGGGCCACCGACTTCGACGCTGACGCCGAGGTGACGCCGGGCGCGTTCACATTCGTCGAGGAAGGCACGACGAACGCGGACACGGGCTGGGTGCTGACCACGAATGGCACCATCACGGTCGGGTCGACGTCGCTGGCGTTTGCCCAGTTCTCCGGCGCAGGAAACATCACGGCCGGAGACGGCCTGACAAAGGACGGGAACACGATCAACGCCGTCGGCACGGCGGGCCGGATCAGCGTGGCCGCAGACTCCATCGACATCTCGACCGCCTACGCCGGCCAGACGTCGATCACGACGGTCGGCACGGTGACGACAGGCGTGTGGTCGGCGACGGCGATCGGGCCGACGAAGGGTGGCACCGGCCTCACGACCGTGCCCAAGGGCAGCGTCCTCGGAGCGAACACGCTCGACACGGTTACGGCGGTGCAGGGCGGCACGACCGACGGCATCCTGACCTACTCCGCGTCTGGCACGTCGGTGGCGTTCCTTGAGACGCTCGATGGTGGGTCTTTTTGAAGATGCCAACGCCATATCTACACAAGCGAAACGGCACGCCCGGCGCAGCGGCGCCCTCGTCGCTCCTGCACGGCGAGTTGGCACTGAACTACGGAGACGCTCGCGTCTTCTGGAAGGACGCCTCGAACGTCATCCAGTCGTTCTCGTTCGCATCCATAGACGCTGGCGAGGTTGTGGCGTCTGGGCCGACGGCCACGCTCCTTCTCCACTTCAACGGGTCGCAGAGCGGCGTTGACTTTTTGGACTCGTCAAGCAGCAACCGCACTTTTACTCGCGGCGGCAACTCAGTCCTGCGGCAGGAGCAAAAGAAGTTTGGGTCGGCGAGCGGCTACTTCACAGGCGGCACGTACATCCAGACCGATGCGTATGCTGGCGTGGAGTTGGGTTCGGGCGACTTCACGATAGAACTCTGGTACTACCAGTTGTCAAACGGCACGTACTCCGGCCTCATCGGAAAGGGCGCGCAGTTATCGACGGCAAGCGACGTATGGTCTCTGGAGTTTGGCGGTGCCGGCCTCATCTTTGTTCCGTGGGTCTCCACGTCTTCCGCCGTGCAGTGCGCGCAGCCGTCGATGAACGCATGGCATCACGTTGCTGTCGTCCGTAATGGCACTGACCTGACGCTCTACGTGGATGGCGTGTCAATGTCCAACACATACTTCAACGCGACGATTCCGACCAACGCATCTGCGCCGCTCGTCATTGGTGCTGGGTGGTATCAGCCCACGTCGCGTGGCTACAACGGATACATTGACGAACTGCGAATCGTGAAGGCTGCCGTGTACACAGCCAACTTCACGCCGCCCGCGTCGGAGTTTGCGTAATGCCGCCGACGATGCAGATCAAGCGGGGGACGGCGGCGGCTCTGGCGTCCGCAAACCCCACGCCTCTGGCAGGCGAACTGGTCTGGGACAGTACGAACAACACGCTCCGGGTGGGCAACGGCTCTTCCACCTATGCGTCGCTGTCTATTGTCTCGGCAGCACCGGCAGACAGCACCGTCAGCACGGCGAAGATCGCCGACGACGCCGTCACGTATGCCAAAATTCAGAACGTCAGCGCCACCGACCGCCTGCTCGGTCGCTCGTCTGCGGGTGCTGGCGACGTGGAGGAGATCACCTGCTCGGCGTTCGCTCGCACCTTGCTGGCCGCCGCCGACTCCGCGACGGCACGCACCACGCTATCGGTGCAGCCGACGGCTGGCCCCTCGTTCACTGCTGGCATCACTGTGACGCAGGCGATGGCCTCACCTACGGTAGTTCTGCGAAATACAGCCGCCGACGCAACAGACAAGGCGGCGCAGGTCGTCGGGGCACATTACACGGCGACCGAAGAGACCGTCCAAGGCATCGGCATCTACAGCACCGCGACGGAAAACCTAGTTGCGATCGGCGGCGGGTCGGCGCTCAGCAATGCGGCGAGTGAGGTAAGACTCTATACCGCAGCAAATGCCACTACTACCACCGGCACCATTCGCCTCACCATCTCCTCCACCGGCACCGCCACGTTCGCGGGGCAGATCGTCGGGCAGTCGGGGGCGGCGATTACAGGCAACGCCACCATCACGGCATCCAGCGGCATACCCCTCACGTTGAACGGCAACAGCACTGCACTACGGATCGAAGAGGGTGCGGGCGAGACAATCGACATATACCGAAACGTCTCTGATGGTTTGTGCTACTTCGACGCGAATCAGCAGACGTTCAGCGGGTTTGTGTTTCGCACCACGCCGACAGGTGGCAGCGTCACCACCCGCCTCACCATCTCCTCCACCGGCACCGCCACGTTCGCGGGGCAGATACTCGCGGACGACATCGACACGGCAAACAGCGTCGCCTATGGGTTCGATGGTGACCCCGACACAGGCATTGGCCGCAGAGGCGCGAACATTCTGACGTTCGTCACCAACGGCACCGAGCGGGTGCGCGTGGATGCGTCGGGGAATGTGGGGATTGGGGGATCGCCTTCCAGTCCGTGCCACATTAGGGCAAATAACGCCGACGACGGCGTGCTGCACGTAGAGCAGGACGGCACCGGGTCGGCGTCTGTGCGATGCGATTACGACGGCACCGGCGCGCGTTCATGGATTTTCGGCACCGCCGGGAGCGGGTATCGCGGCGGCGGATTTGGCGGTGAGTTTTTCCTGTATGACGAAACTGCTACGGCCGAGCGCATTCGCGTCAATAGCACGGGCGAGGTCATCGTCGGCGTCACCGACCAAGGCGCATACAACCTCCAATGCAACGGCACCGGAGTGTGGGGTGCTGGCGCGTATGTCAACGGCTCCGACGAACGAATCAAGAACGACATCGCTCCGCTGTCGTCATGCACCGACGTGATAGAGGCTCTGCGGCCCGTGACATTCCGTTACAAGGAGTCATGGAGCAAGGATCAGAGCATCCAGCCGGGCTTCATTGCACAAGACCTTCAACAGGCATTGGCTGGTCAGCCGTACCTAGACGGCGTTGTCCAGCAGGGCACGGAGTATCTGTCTGTCGCGTACCAGACGCTGATCCCGCTGCTCGTCAAGGCACTGCAAGAGTCCAACGCACGCATCGCCGCACTAGAGGAGAGGATCAATGGCTGACATCCCCACGCTGTACGCCGCCGAACCGCTGTCTTACGCAGCCACGTACGACCGCCTGTGGGTCCGTGAGATCGTTGTGTCAAGCGTGACAGGCGGCGACGCCGAAGCCCGCGTGACCCTCGTCCGATTCAGGACGACCGAGACCGGCGTCGAAGAGGCACCAGCCGAGCCGGTGCGGCTCCATGTGCGCGACCTGCTCGCGGGAGCGGAGGCCGACGCGGACCTCGCGGCGGCGGTGGGGGCGCTCATGGCATACGTGGCGAAGGTGGGCGTTGAGCAGGGCGTGGTCGCTGGGCCGGACGCGTGACCGCACCCCCTCACCTCGAGGCCGCCCACAGGGCAAAGTGATGCCATGCCGTTCTACTCGCTCCCATCCGGTGGCTCGCCCGTCCTGGCCGGCGTGACTGCGCCTACGGGTGGAGTCGGCAACAACGGCGATTTGTTCATTGACACGGTCGGCCGAAAGCTCTACGGGCCGAAGGAGTCGGGCAGCTGGCCCAGCGGTCCGATCGATCTGGCGATCACCGGACCGACAGGCCCGACCGGTGCTGTCGGTGCGACAGGTGCTGCGTCCACAGTCACCGGACCCACTGGCTCGGTCGGCAGCACAGGACCGACCGGAGCCTCTGGCGTCACAGGGCCGACCGGTTCGTCTGGATCAGTGGGAGTGACAGGGTCCACAGGCCCGACCGGTGCTGCGTCGAATGTGACCGGACCAACTGGGCCGACCGGTGTTGGAGGCGCCACAGGCCCGTCTGGTGGACCGACTGGCGACGTTGGCCCGACTGGTGCAACAGGGTCCACAGGAGTCACAGGGCCTACCGGCGGCTCAGGCGCTACTGGGCCAACCGGAGCTGGAGGTCCGACAGGGCCTTCTGGTGGTCCAACCGGTGCTACCGGCCCAACAGGCGCACAAGCTGCATCCGCGATTGGACTCATCCTCGCACTGTCATAGGTGATTCATGGCTGCCCCCAACATCGTCGGACCCACGACCATCACTGCGAAGACCGCGTACTTGTCCGCGGTCACGGGCGCCACGGGCACGGTGCTGCTCAACAACGCCGCCAGCTCGGGCAAGGCGCTGCAGGTGCAGTCGCTCTACGTGGCCAACGTCGACGGGTCTCTTAACTGTGATGTGACGGTGAAGCTGCACAGCCAAGATGACGGCGGCGGCACCGGTCACGCTATCTGCTCGACAGTAACTGTCCCGGCCGACGCCACGCTCGTCGTCGTCAGCAAGGACACCACGATATGGCTGGAGGAGGATCGTTCAATCGTCGTCACGCCGAGCGCGTCGAACGACCTCGAGTTCGTGTGCAGCTATCTGGAGATTTCTTGACGCTATGGGGCGCATACCAGGCGGGTACATCGGGATCGGTCCGCCAGCCCCCAGCACGTCGAGTGCTGTTGGTGTTTGGCCGCTGCACTTGCACTACTGGTACAAGCGCAACTCGATGTGGCCGCCGTCTAATGCAACCGATCAAGACTTCAGTAGCGTGTCGCTGCTCTTGCACATGGACGGCTCCAACGCGAGCACGACGTTTACAGACTCGTCATCAAATGCGTTCTCAGCGACGGCCAACGGCAACGCACAGATCAGTACGACCCAAAGCAAGTTTGGCGGCGCCAGCGGCAAGTTTGACGGCAGCGGCGACTACGTGCAGATCACGTCGGCCAACGCGCTCGAACTAGGGTCAGGCGATTTCACGATCGAGCTGTGGTACTACCACGACGGTGGCAATCAACAATTCGCCGGACTGGTCGGCAAGGGTCCTGTAGGAAGCACCCCATCGGACGCGTGGACGCTGGAATTTGGTGGGAGTGGGATCATTTTCGTGCCTTGGGCTGCAAACACCGAAACGGTCACAACGACTGAGCCCACCCAGAACGCATGGCACCACGTCGCCGTCACACGCAGCGGATCGACACTGCGGCTTTTCATTGACGGCGTGCAGTCTGCTTCCAACACCGTGTCATTCACGGTGAGCACCAACAACAGCGGGCCGCTCGTGATCGGTGGCGGTGCGTTCGCTCCGTCGACACGATCGTTTTCTGGGTACATCGACGACCTCCGCATCACCAAAGGTGTCGCTCGGTACACGGCAGGGTTCACGCCACCCACGGCAGCGTTCCCCGACTCATGATCCTCGTCACCGGCGGAGCCGGTTTCATCGGCAGCCACGTCGTCGACCAGCTGCGCGAGGCGGGCAGGCGAGTCGCAGTTCTCGACGACATGTCGACCGGCAGCCGCGCCAACGTGCCGCCAGGCGTTCCTGTGCACGTCGTCGACGTGCGGGACGCCGGCAACGTCGAGCGAGTCGTCCGGGAGGTGCGACCGACGGCCATCTGTCACCAGGCTGCGCAGATCAGCGTGAGTCGGTCGGTGCGAGACGTGGCATTCGACGCCGAGGTCAACGTGGTCGGGCTGATCAATGTCGTGTCGGCCGCCGTGCGGCATGACTGCCGGCGGATTGTGTTCGCCTCGTCCGGCGGCGTCGTCTACGGCAACGTGCGCGAGCCGGCCGTCGAAGAGGCCGTCCGAGACCCGGTCAGCCCGTACGGCTTGGCCAAACTGACGGCGGAGCGGTACCTGGCGTGGCACGCACACTGGTACCACATGCAGGCCGTGGCGCTGCGGTACGCGAACGTCTACGGGCCACGGCAGAACCCGCACGGCGAGGCCGGCGTCGTGGCGATCTTCTGCCGGGCAGCGATGGAGGGTCGGCCGTGCCAGATCCACGGCGTCGGCAGCCAAGTGCGTGACTACGTGCACGTGCGGGACGTGGCGGCAGCCAACGTGCTGGCACTGACTGCAGAGCTGCCCTACGGCAGGCTTTTCCCGGTCAACGTGGGCACCGGCGTGGGCACGAGCGTGGCCCAGCTCGAGCAGCTGGTGCGGGGAGAGGTCGAGGCCGTCACGGGCCGTGGCCTGCCGCCGCCGGTGCACGGCAATCCACGAGCCGGCGACCTTGGAAGCAGCCTGGTCGACGCAGCCTTTGCCGAGCACCTGCTGGGCTGGCGGCCATCCGTCACCCTGGCCGCCGGCATCCGGGAGACGGTGCGGTACGCGGCCGTCCACGCGGCTGCCTGACCCCCTCGGCCGCCAGCCGGCCGCTGGTCACGATGGCGGCATGGTGGAGCACCTGGCCGGGCTTTTGCAGCACGCCTTCTATTGCGACGAGATCGCCGCCGGCCGCCGCGCGGCCGAGCAACTGCTGGCCGTGCCCGGCCTGGCTGTCGAGACCGAGCAGCTCGCCCGCAGCAACCGCGCGTGGTACACGCCGCTCCTGGCCGAGCTGGTGCCAGCGGTTCGGCACGTCAGGATTGCCGTGGAGCCGGTGCACGACGGGTGGTCGACCTTCAACCCGACGATCGCGGTCGTGGCCGGCGACCTGATCGGGATCGTGCGGTCAAGCAACTACCAGATCTTCGACCATCAGTACCGAATGCCCGAGGCAGACGGCGGCGTCATCCGCACCGAAAACATCCTGGTTCGGTTCAACCAGGACCTCGGCGTCGTCAGTCAGCGGCACATCGTCGCCCCGGAGTACCCGACGAGCGGCTACCCGGTGCACGGCCTCGAGGACTGCCGGCTGCGGCATACCGAAACCGGTCTGGGCGTGTCGGCGACCGTGCGCAACGCGGCACCGTGGACCGACGGCCGCTGCCGCATCGCCACGGCGGACCTCGACATCCGCTCTGCGACCATGTCGCAGCTGCGGGTGCTCGACAGCGTCTCGACGCAGGAGCATGAGAAAAACTGGATGCCGTTCCTCGCGGCTCCCGGCGGATGGCTCTACGGCTGCCACCACGACGGCCACCTAGTCACGGTCGACGCCAACCCCGAGCTGCCCGGCGGCTACGTGCTGTCGAGGCGCGGTGCGACGACGCCGCTGGCCAAGCGGTTCCGGGGTGGGTCACAGCTCGTGCCATTTCGAGACGGCTGGCTCGGGTGCGTGCACGAGGTGTGCTACGTGGGCTCGCAACGTGTGTACGAGCATCGGTTCATCTGGCTCGACGCCGGCCTGCGGCTCGCGAGGGTCTCGCCCTGGTTCTCGTTCCGCGAGCTGCGGGTGATTGAGTTCGCCGCCGGCCTCGCGGTTCAGGGTGACCGCGTCGTCGTGTCCTACGGCGTGCACGACGCGGAGGCGTGGGTGTGCGAGCTGCCGGCCGCCGCCGTCTGGGAGGTGCTCGATGCCACCGAGTAGGGAGCAGGTGCTGGCAGCCTTGGTCGACGTCTGGCGGCCGGGCGACTGGTTCCGCCTGACGGACGAGGCCGCCGGCCACTACTTCAACAAGGCCGCCGTGTGTGCCGAGTTCGCACCGGGCAGCGTGATCGAGATCGGCACCCGAGCCGGCTACTCGCTCGCGGCGTTCGCCGTGGCGGCACCGATGGCACGGTACCTCTGCATCGACGGCGGCCTCGACGACGACTCGCCCGAGTGCCTGCGGCACTGGCACGCCGTCCGAGCCCGCCGCGGCATCGATGCCCAGCTTGTAGTCGTGGACACGCAGCACGTCCGCGAGCTGCCGCGGGCGGACTTTGCCCACGTCGACGGCGACCATTCCTACCAGGGTGCCCTGCGGGACCTGCGGCTGGTGGCCGCGTGCCCGGTGATCCTGGCGGACGACTGCGACAACCCGCACGTGCGGCGGGCGGTGCTCGAGTTCCTCGACCAAGCCAAACGGCCTGCCAGATGGATCGACGACGGCCTGCGGCAGTGTGCGGTGATCACCACATGAAAATCGGCATCTACGCGCTCGCCAAGAACGAGGAGTCCCATGCGATCGACTGGGCCGAGTCGACCGACGGCGCCGACGTGGTGATCGTCACGGACACCGGGTCGACCGACTCGACCCCGCAGAGGCTGCGGTCCTGCGGCATCACGGTGATGACGGGCAACGTGATCCCGTGGCGGTGGGACGACGCGCACAACCTGTCGCTGTACCACCTGCCGGACGACGTGGACGTGTGCGTGCGGCTGGACCTCGACGAGCGGCTGCAACCCGGGTGGCGGGAGGCGATCGAGCGGGCGTGGACTGGCAACGTCAACAACCTGCGGTACCGGTACGTGTGGTCGTGGAAGTCACCGGGCGTGCCAGGGCTGGTCTTTCTCTCGGACCGCGTCCACGCCCGCCGCGGGTTCCGGTGGTCGGCACCGACGCACGAGGGGCTCGTGTGCTGGTCAGGCGAGAAGGTGCAGGCCGTTGCCGACGGTCTGGAGATCCATCACCACCGGACGCCTGGCAAGCGGCACAAGACGGACCTCGAGCTGCTTGAGGTGGCGGTCCGCGAGGCGCCGCACGATGCCCGCGCTCACTGGTACCTAGCCCGTGAGCAGGAATGGGTCGGGCACCCGGCCGCCGCGGCGACGTTCGCACACTACCTCGGCCTGCCGGGCACGCCGACCGAGCGGTCGTACGCATACCGCGCCCTGTACCGGCTGACGCAAGACGAGCGGCATCTGCACCGGGCAGCCTACGAGGCGAAGGCGGAGCCCGACGCGTGGCAGCAACTCGCGTGGGTGCACTACCTTCGGCAGGAGTGGCAGGAGTGCCTGACGTTCGCCGAGGCGGCCATGCAGGCCACTGGTGAGTCGACGCACGCCACCGACCCGGACGCTGTGACCAAGGCCTACGACCTGGCTGCCGTGGCTGCCTGGAATCTAGGCAAGCACCCACAAGCCCTGCGGTACGCCCGCGAGGCTGTGCGACGATGCCCGGAC